ATGCTTATCATAAAGGTAAGTTGAAGAAGAGATTGGCAGGTGTTAGGAAAGCAACTACTAAGCTTAAAAAACAAGCTAGTGTAGTTAAATTACCGAAACCAAAACCAGTCAAAATAGCTAAACCAAAGAAGGTTGCTAAGAAAAATAGTCTAGCTGGACAAAGTGTTTATAACCTTATTAGCAGGGGCATTTCTTCAGGTATCAAGAAAGGCACTATCGGAATAGTTCGAAAGGTTTTGAAATGAGTTTTAAGGCACATGCAGGAGCCAGGATAAAGCGAATCAGATCGCGTATTCGTGGTGGAAAGATACAACGAAACATCAAGAGAAGTGGTGTCAAAGGATACGCTTTGCGTGGTGGTAAGTTGGTACGTATGTCTGCCGCAGAAAAACTACATAGAAGAATGGGTGCAAGAAAAGGTAAGTTGAAGAGAAGGGCAAAAGCCGCTAGATCATTGATCAAAAGATTAAGAAGTTTAAAACGCAGGGATAGCTTGGGATTGTAAAAATGAAACTATTAACAGAAGCATTCGATTCAAGAGTTCTTATCGAAGAAGGTAAGGACGGTAAACCTAAGCAGTATTTTATTGAGGGTATCTATATCCAATCTGAAGTACGCAATAGAAACAATCGTATGTACAAGTACGAAAGCCTTAAGCCAGAAGTTGACCGTTATATTAAAGAAATGATCGACACTAACCGTGCCGTTGGTGAATTAGGTCATCCAACTAGCCCAACTATTAATTATGATCGTGCTAGCCACAAAATCCTTTCTTTGAAAGAAGACAAATACAATTGGATCGGTCGTTCTAAAATCCTTAGCACCCCAATGGGTGAATGCGTCAAACATTTAATTGATGACAACGTTCAATTTGGTACTTCAACCCGTGGTATGGGATCTCTTAAAGAATCTAATGGTTTGAACATCGTCCAAAGTGATTATCACCTTGCTACTGCCGGTGACATTGTTTCAGATCCTTCTGCTCCAGATGCGTTTGTTAATGCCATGATGGAAGGTAAAGAATGGGTCTGGAGTAACGGTGTAATTGTAGAAGCCGATATTGCCGAATCTAAGAAAATCATTCAAAACGCCAAAACTGCTCAATTGGAAGAGACAGCATTAAAGATCTTCCAGAATTTCATTTCAAAGCTATAAGCCCCTGAAATTCAAAAGTATAAATAAACCCGTATTCCAAGGAGTTCTAAAATATGTCTCACAAGTCACTAACCGAAGCAGCAGCAGAAGTACTAAACAAGTCTCGTAGCGATTCTCCAAGAATGCCTATGCAAGACCTTGAAACGGTACGTGGGCCACAACCACAAGCACAAGGTCGTGTAGATCTTGGTGGTGCAACTCACAAGGACCCACAGGGTAATGAGATTGGTAAGGTAACCGCTGCACACCGTGGTGTTGCAACACCTCCTGGCGAATCTGCTACACAAGATAGCAATGAGCCAATGCATGATTTGAAGACTGCCGGTGGTGGTCGTGAAGCAGCTGCAAAAGCATCTCTTCAAGGTGCTGGCGAAAAGACTTCTCCAGATGAAAATAATGGCGAAGGCGTATCTACAGCTGGCTCTGAATACATGCATCCTACTAAGGAAGAATTTGAACTTACTGACGAAGAGCTTGCAGAAGCAAAGGCAGAAAAAGTTGCCAAGATGAAAGCAAAGATGAAGGAAAAAGACGTTAAAGAAGATATTGATGCAATTCTTTCTGGCGAAACATTCTCTGAATCTTTCAAGACCAAGCTTACTACTATTTTTGAAGCCGCAGTTCTTGCTCGTGCCGTAATGGTTGCAGAAGAACTTGAAGCTGAAATCATTGCAGCAGCAGAAGAATCTGTTGAAGAAATTACCGCTGAAATGGAAGAACAAGTAGAAGAATACTTGGATGCCATGGTCAACGAATGGAAGGAAGAAAATCAGGTTGCTATTGAAACTGGTTTGAAAGCAGAAATCGTTGAAGATTTTCTTAGTGGTTTGAAGAATTTGTTTGAAGATCACTATATCGAATTGCCTTCTGAGAAGGTAGATGTTGTCGAAAGTTTGACGCAAGAAATTGCTGAACTTACCGAGAAACTAAATAACAGTATCAATGCACAAATTGATCTTGGAAAGAAGATCAACGAAGCAAAGAAGCAAGAAATCCTTGTTAAGGTTTGTGAAGGTCTCACCGCCACACAAGCTGTCAAGGTAAAGACTCTCGCAGAGGGAGTTGAGTTCGTCACAGAAGACGATTACACAAAGAAGTTGACTGTAGTTCGTGAGAGCTATTTCAACAAGGTGAAGCAGGACAATCAGCAACCAGCAACAGTTAACTCTATTGCTCTAGCAGAAAGTGAAGTTCCTGCCCAGAACGAGACGGAAAATTCCCCTCTTATGGACGCTTATGTAAATGCTATTTCTAGGACTCAACTTTAATTTAATTGCGATAGAGGAAAATAAAAATGTATCTTTCAGAAAATCTACAAAAGAAGTGGTCTCCAGTTATGGACCACCCAGGTCTTGCACCAATTGGTGACAAGTACCGTCGTGCCGTCACTGCCGTCATTCTTGAAAACCAAGAAAAGGCTGCTCGTGAAGAAGCACGTATTAACAACGGATTCTTGACAGAAACTGCTCCAGCAATGGCAGCAGGTACTGGTGGTTACAGCGGTTCTGCCGCAGCAGCTGGTCCAGTAGCCGGTTTCGACCCAATCTTGATCTCTCTTGTTCGTAGGTCTTTGCCTAACTTGATCGCATACGACGTATGCGGTGTTCAGCCAATGACTGGTCCAACAGGTTTGATCTTTGCAATGCGTTCTAAGTACACCCTTGCTAACGACACCACCTTTGGTGTTGAAGCTTTGTACAACGAAGCAAACAACCAGGTGTCTGGTAACGGTACCTTCAGTCCATTTGACGGTACACAAAACACCAACCCAGCAAACTCAAGCTTTGGCTTGGCTAACACTGGTTACGGTTTCCCAACAGGTGTTGGTGAAGATCTTGGTGGTGCATACGCATGGGGAACCATGGGTTTCAGCATCGAAAAGGTTACAGTTACTGCAAACACTCGTGGTTTGAAGTCTGACTACACCTTGGAACTTGCACAAGACTTGAAGGCAATTCACGGTCTTGACGCAGAAACCGAGTTGAGCAACATTCTTTCAACCGAAATTTTGGCTGAAATCAACCGTGAAGTTATCCGTACAATCTACGCAACAGCTAACGTTGGTGCGCAGTTCGGTTCTAACGTTGCTGGTATCTACAACCTTGCATTGACTGGTGGTGACACCGCTGGTCGTTGGCAGGTTGAAACTTACAAGTCTTTGATCATGCAAATTGAGCGTGAAGCAAACAAGATTGGTAAGGACACTAGGCGTGGTAAGGGTAACATGCTTATCTGCTCTACTGACATCGCATCTGCGTTGGCAATGAGTGGTTTGCTTGATTACCAGTCTGCATTGACCAACAACACCAACTTGAACGTAGACGACAGTGGCAACACTTTCTGCGGTACCTTGTTCGGTCGTTTGAAGGTTTATGCCGATCCTTATTCTGTATCTGGTGCTGACTACGTAACCGTTGGTTACAAGGGTCAAACTGCATACGACGCAGGATTGTTCTATTGCCCTTACGTTCCTCTTCAGATGGTTCGTGCTATCGACCCTAACACCTTCCAGCCAAAGATCGGCTTCAAGACTCGTTACGGTTTGGTTGCAAACCCATACGCAGGTGGAACTAACCAGCAACTTGGTGCTATCACAGCTAACACCAACTGCTACTACAGGAAGTTCATTGTCATTAATCTTAAGTAATTGAGATTGGTACTGACTACCACGAAGGGGCCGAAAGGCCCCTTTTCGTTTCTGTAGTATTAAAAATATTTCTAGTATAATAAGTTCATCTTAATAGCTAGGACACATCATGCACATCAATCGTCTACGTGAAACGTTTCTGATCCGATCAACTATTAAGGATGAAATCACTTCTGGATTGGCTAAGATAGAGTCTTCATACCCATACAAAGATTATTACACCATCACCACATTCAAACAGAGCGAAACTGATTTAATCGTTCAGGTTTGGGAAAACTATCGTTTCTAATGAAAATAGCATGCATCACACAGGTCCGTGACGAGTGCGATATTATTGAATTGTTTGTTCGAATCAACAGTCGCATTTTTGATCACATTTATATTATCGATAACAA